GGGGGAAGGAATACGGTATGAGACTGCGTTAAGGGTACACCATGCCATTGAAGGGTTACACCTACTACAACAGGCCCGTGAATATACCAAGAGATTACGAGCCGATGGTAAGCATGTTGATAAGCGCAAGGTTAAAGCAAGACTTAAGCCAAGAAAGACTAGCTCATAAGATGGGCTGCACAACTTCACTTATCCATAAGTGGGAAACCCACAAGAGGATACCATCAGGGTTCATGTTAATATGTTGGTTAGATGCGTTAGGCTATGACATCACGGTCACAAAAAGGTAAAACTGCTCTTTGCGTAGGGTGCAAAGAAGAATCATATTATTATGTAGCAATACATAAAGGGTATGGTGGATCAATGGAGAAACATTGGTTCGTTTGTATGAACTGTTACGACCAAGACCTTTGGCAAGAAGCAGTATCTAAAATAAAACCCCCAACTAAACCAAGCAAACCTAAACGAATAAGAAAACCTAGCGTCAAGCTACAAGCTGGCGCGTGGGAAAACAGTATCAATGCAAACACCAAGCCGTCTGGTGATTGGTAAGTTAACAGGAGAGCAACATGCTTATCTATGGTATAGACCCAGGATTTACAGGTGCAGTAAGCTTATACTGGACAGACACAGGTAAGCTTGAGTGCTACGACATGCCAGTATTTAAGAATGCTAAAGGTAAAACTTTAATTAACTTACATGAGTTGCTAAGAATACTAAACAATGAGGCAGATGAGTCATGCCTAGCAGTGATTGAACGTGTAAGCGCCATGCCAAACCAAGGTGTAAGCAGCACGTTTAGATTTGGCCAAGGCTTTGGTCAACTAGAGATGGGTATTGCAGCATGTAAGCTACCCATTCAATACGTCAGCCCCGCAGTGTGGAAGAAACACTTCGGATTAAACAGGGACAAAGGTGTCAGTCGTGGCCTAGCAACGCAACGTCTTCCACAATACGCCCACCTATTTGCTAGAGTCAAAGATGATGGTCGAGCAGAAGCCACACTTATTGCTCTCTATGCAGCAGAGAAACTTATCTAAGGAGAAGATCATGGGAACTCAGAAGAAACAAATCAAAGCACACCTCGAAGGTGGCTATCGTATCACAGCAATGGATGCTCTTAATTCTTTCGGTTGCTTTAGATTAGCATCACGCATCAGTGATCTTAAATCAGAAGGCTATCCCGTAGATAAAGTTATGGTTGAGACAGATACTGGTGCGCGTATTGCTCAGTATTATAATCCAAATACAGTACGCGGAGGTATGTAATGTATAAGCCTAAGCAAGTAGGTGCAGCAGCCAGCATCAATATGTGGGACGCTCATGTCAACAAAGCCAACAGCTCACCTGTTCAAGCGCGTGAGTACAAGCGCTCATCCTATGAGTTAGTCAGCGATAAGGTCATGGCAGATAGGATTCGTAGGGGTGATGTTATTGGTCAGCCATACCTTAGAGGTGAGACCAAGCAACGCCTTAAGAAATTCCAGCACTTGTCGGAAGAGGACTTCGATAAGTATGGTAAGCAAGAGTGACGCTACGTCATTTGCAATTGATCTAACTGCGTATAAGCAGTAGGTTACTATCAGGAAACAAAGGAGAAAACAATGGAACGCAAAGGTTTCATCGGAGGATCTGACTGCGTAAAGATTATGCAGGGAGATTGGTTACAGCTATGGCAGATCAAGACAGGGCTAGTTGAGCCAGAAGATTTGTCGCGCAACGTAGCCGTGCAGATGGGCATACAAACTGAGGACTTTAATTTAAATTGGTTCGCCCATGAGTATGACTTTAATTTATATAACAAGCAGCTAAGTCAAGACGATAATATTATGGACATACCTGTTAAGGGTACGTTTGATGCTATGGTTTACACGGATGATGCAATGCATGAAGCACACATTGTCGAAGCCAAGCACACCAATGCTTACAATACTTTAGATAAAGTAATTGAATACTACATGCCACAGTTGCAGTTATACATACAGCTTGCAGATGCAGAGGGTGCGTATCTATCTGTTATCTTTGGCAATAACAAATGGGAGTCTGCATATGTCAGCCGCAACAAAGAGTATTTCAGTTCTATGTGGGCGGTGGTGTCAGATTTCTGGGGTTACGTTGTTCGCAAACAAGAGCCAGTTGGTAATGACCAGCAAGTACAACTCTCAATTGACCAGATCAAGGTGGACAACATGGTGCGGAGAGACGCAGCTACAGACAACCACTTCGTTGACTTGGCCCATACATACACAACCCTCGAAGCAGATGCCAAAGCATATGAGTCAGCTAAAAAAGAACTCAAGCAAATGGTTGGTGATAACGAACGAGAAGTCTACTGCAATCAACTCACCGTCAAGCGAGATAAACGCGGATCACTCCGCATAACTAGGAGACTATAATGAACGACCTTGCAATCAAAGCGCTCATCAAAGCGCAGCAGAGCATGACCTCTGTAAAAAAAGACAGCATTAATCCTCACTTTAAAAACAAGTACGCCTCGCTTGAGGCAGTGATCGAAGCTACATCAGATGCTTTTCAGACCAATGGCTTTGCTGTGATGCAGCCATGTGGACGCGATGAGCTTGGCGTATTTGTTGAGACTAAGCTCGTCCATTTTACGGGCGGTGTGTTCTCAAGCAAAGTTTATCTAGCTTTAGATAAGCAGAATATGCAGGGCCTTGGCTCGGCAATAACCTATGGTCGTAGATACGGGCTGCTTGGCATGGCTTGCCTTGCGACTGAGGACGACGATGGCAACGATGCCAGTAAGCCTTCAAGTAACGTTCAAGTTACCAAGGGCCTGACATCAACAGAAGGTAGTGGTGGTGGGTGGTAGATATACCAAACAAACCATACAAAAAGTTTGGTGTCCTCGTTGTGGAGCGAGGCCCAATCAACCCTGCATAGATAATGCAGATAAAAACCATCTTGAGAGGATGCAAAAAGTCCAAGACTTTATGAACTCTAAGATAAAACAAAGGAGCCAGAAGCATGGCAGATACATACGATGATACCAACAGAGGCGCAGCCTTTACCCCATTCCCAACACAACAGTTGATCCTTCAAGGTAAGGTCAATGTTGATGGCGTTGAAAAGAAAGTCTTGCTTGTTAGGGACGAGACTAAAGGTGGCAAGCAGATCATTGAGATGTATGAGAAGCTTGGCGTTTTCTTTGAGAACGATAAGAAGGGTAATGAGTCAGCGCCAGATTACAGTGGCCCAATGGGTGATGGATCTTCAAAGCGTATAGCTGGATGGAAAAAGATGAAAGACAACAAGCCTTATATGTCTTTTCAAATCAGCGACAAGCAAGGTTCCGCCACTACTACATCTGCACCTGTAGATAATACCTTGTCAGATGACACAATCCCGTTCTAAGATAAGGGTGTTCCTCGTTCGAGTCTCTTAGCTCGACGGACTATCTCTCCTGATATCAACTGGGCAGCCTTCGGGCTGTCCTTTTTTAACTAAAGAGGCAACGAATAATGCAACCAGAAAAACTAATCGAACTGGTCAAGGCATCCGAGCATGGTCTAAGCAAAACAGAAGCAGCCGAAAGAACAGACATTCCATACAGGACAGTGCTGGTCTACGCCAAAAAATATAATCTAACCTTTGCTTGCGGAAAGAAGATTGCTCATGCCAGATACAGAGAAACCAAACATCACGAAGACCTACAGCGCCAGCAACTCAAACGCCTTGGCAGCTATGGACCGAAGTTACAGACTCTTGCGGATACTTATAGATCAAGCAAAGAGTCTGGGAAGATACAATCAGGTTCAGCGACTAGAGGAATTAGAAGCCCTACTATTCATAATAGATCAGCGCTCGAAGAAAAGCTAAGAGTCAAACTCTCTCAAGCCGAAACAAAATCTCAAAGAGAAGATGTTATCTACTGGTTCAAATGGTACTGCCATGAGAAAGATTTAATTAAAAGAAAGAAACGCCCACCGTTTCCAAGAATGGAACGTGAAGATTGGGAGCATCGGAACTTTGCAAAGCGTGAGTCTATCGCAAGACGTGGCAGAATACTGGACGCTTTATCTACAAAGCCACAGACAGCAAATCAAATCTCAAGCATCACTGGTTTTGATTTAAGATCAACGTCATTGTTTATGCATAATTTATTTAGAGAGGGTAAGGTGGATCGTAAAACAATCACCGCCCCTAAAGATAAAAAGAATAAAGTTTATTTATATACAGACACAGGAAGTTAAAGGTATCGTGTGGGTGGCAGCTTTAACGTTGGCACATTTGGTAGCGCGTAACCAATAAACAACCAGACCCCGTGGTTTAGACTGTTGAGATTACACCACCCACACAAACTTTATACTACAAGTTCAAAATGAGGGCCATCTATAAATGGCCTTCTACCCTGAGACCT